GTTTGCATTATCAATATAATTGTGACCTACATTGAGATCGAAGCTCACTGAAAGCGCATCAGACAAAAGAGCTGGCAAAGCATCTTTACCGCTTACTTTGTTCTTGCCTTGAATAATATTAATTGATTCGTAAATTGCATTATTCAATGCTCGATCTTGACACCATTTTTCAGTCGCATCTTTAAGCCAAGTATTATCAATATTCTCTGGCGTAAAGAGCATAGGTAATAACTGAACACCTTCATTGTATTCATTATCATTGATTTTATCTGATTCATCCATTTTGACTTTAAGAGATTCAACAGTCGGTAATGAATTATATTTACCAACAAAGTCAACAACTTCAGAAAAGATCTTTTTACAAACACCTTCAAAATATTCAGGTTTAATAAATGGAATGACTTCTCTTAAATACTTTTCATTTGTAAGTAAGTTCTTTAAGATGACGGTCTGAGTACTGATATTTTCAAGATTATTCATGTAATTTCACTTTTCGTTTTTAATAGGATCATTATATCATAATATAGCATAAATGTAAATAGTTTATTCAGTAGCTTCTTCTTCCGCAATCATAATCGATTCTAATATTTTACCACAATGTTTTTGAAATTGTTTGTCAGTGGTACGAAGGTCAGCTATAGTCGATTCAACTATTTTTACATGATACTTGAGTTTACCTTCTGAAAGTTTTATGTTTCCGTAATAGAACTCTGTACCGGCATATTTACCGGCCAGAATCCTTACATTCCAAAACTTCTCATTACCACTTGCTTCACATAATTCATAATCTATTTTTTCAAATAACATCATCAACCTCATCAATATCGAAATCGACTACCTTTGTTGCTGCCATGCTAAAAGTATTTTTAATATATTCAGCAAAATCTGTTTCAGCAAAAATTGGATCCCAAAATTCTTTTGTAAGAGTTTTATCTAATCTGACCTTTTGGCCAATAAACTCTCCAGTATCTCTATCAATGCGCTGATACCAACCATTACTAGGTTTAACAACATAATTACCATGCATAGCAACGTCCAAAAGGCCACTATACTCCATGACACCACCTTCCCAACTAACTGAGATAGGAATTTTCGACTTTTCTCTAACATATCTGCTCTTTTCTACATTAATAACAAAATCATAACCAGTTACTTCTTTACCAGTTTTATTCTGACGACGACCAATAATAAAGATTGTATTAGCAGAATAATAAATGCCTGTGCCGCCAGATACAATCGCTTTAGGAAATAAACCCATTTCTTGATATGTATGATTGATTGCAATCAATGGTATATTCTTCATTTGAAGATACGGAGTGCACATACGGAATAATGATTTCAATTGCTTTGCCCGAGACATATCAGCAACTGATTTTTCGTTCATTGTATCATCAAGCTCTTTTTTCGAAGCAAGGTTACCGATTGAATCGATCATAATAATTACTTTATCATCACGGTCAATTTCTTCAAGCTGAGATACAATATCAAATTTTAATTCTTCAACATTCGTAATTGGAGTATGAAGAACACGACTTGTATCAATATCAAATTGCTCAAAGTAAGATTGAGGAGAACCAAACTCTGAATCATAAAAGAGAATAACAGCTTCTGGGTATTTCTTTAAATATGCAGAAGCCATAATGAGACCAAATGAAGTTTTGAAATGCTTGGAAGGGCCAGCAAGTACTGTCAAACCTGGCGTTAAGCCACCTTCAACATCACCTGAAAGAGCAGCATTGATCATCGGTACATTAGTTTGTATAAATTCTTTTTCAGTAAAGAACTTTGATTCACTAAGTACTTCAGTCGTCTTGACTTTACTGTTCTTTTTCAATTTATCCATAATTGACATATAATATTTCCTTTATTTAGTGATCGAATAATTAACCATCCATGCGGCTTTATCACCCGACGAACCACGGTTGGTAAAGAATTTTTGTATCAAACCTGGAAAAGTTTGGAGTAATTCAGTTTGTGGAAGTATCATGTTTGCTGCGAATAGTTTCCTAGATGAAATTGGTGTACAATTACCTAGTTCAACCTTTTCGCCGGTTTTAGCATTTTCCATAATAATGTCATTTGCTTCAATAGCATATTGACCACGATCAAGCGTTTTATAAACTGCTAGGCCTTTACTGCCTTTTTGATAAGTAAGTGTTGATCCAACTTCAGTAGCATGAACGATTTTTTGCATAATATAATCCTTTAAGTTTTAAATTTGTTTAATTGCTTTGTTCTATATCATTATACAATGAATCAAGATCTAAGTAAATAGATTTTGGGAAATCAAGTAAAGATTTTTTGTCAGCAACATATTCTTTGACATCAATTTCTGGCAGCCAACCAAGCTTTGACAAAGGTTCAATGTTTGCCGTATTATCAAGTGCTTCGCAATCATTGCCTGGTTTTACTTTTACATTCATTTTGATTCTTGCAATATCACAAACTTTATTTCCTTTACCTGTTCCAACATTATACCAAGGATCAAGTTCAGTACCTTTTTCCATTTCTTCTTTAATGATCGTAATAGCTCTTACAACATCATTGACGTGAATGAAGTCACGAATATGGTCTGTTGAATACGTAAGTTCGCCTCTCATTAATTTTGATATGAACATACTTTCACGACATCTTGCTCCATAAACTGTAGTAAAGCGAAGGCCAACTTGACCTTTATGTGCTGTCAATTCGTTAACTTTTTTACTTGTACCGTAAGGCGATTTACTCCAAGAAGTTGCGCAAGATGAAGAAGCATATATAAGAGGGACATTTTCCTCGTGACAAAGATCTTGTAAGCTCTTTGTATATTCAACATTGTTTTCCCAATACTCATCAGGAAATTCAATACTACGTCTGACGTCTGCAATTGCTGCAAGATGTATAACAAAATCAATATTTTTAAGCGATAAAATTTCTTTGATATTGAGACCAATCTTTTTATCCCATTGCATAACAGTATTACCGTTTCTTTCTAGTCTTTCAACTAGATGTGATCCAATAAATCCACTACTTCCTGTGACTAAAATTCTCATGCAAATATATCCTCTAAATTAACTGTATTATTATTTGGTTTCCCTTGACGTTGATCCCAACCAGAATTCCACTTCGAATTATTAGTTATAGTCTCTGAAATGTTATCAAAAGTGCTATCGCTACGTGGAACATAGTTTTGTCCAAAGCGAACAAAATCACACATTACATCTTCATTGTCTCTTGGTGCTCCACCCATTCTTTCGCAAAGCAAATCCATAAATTCATCGGTAGTATAACCATTTGACAATACTTTCATGCAACGTATTGCGTTATTACCAAAATAACCATGAGACGCATCATCAACTAAGTCTTTATGATAATCGCCTAGATCATACGAGAATGCAGCATAAGCAAAATTAAATCTTTTATGGCCTTGTTCTAAATTATGTTCATTGAGTTTATCAACTACTTCTTTATGAGTTCTTTTTCTACCTTCTTTTGGTAGCCAATCGAGAAAGCGATCAAGTAATGGTTCAAGTTCATCTATCATGAAATCAAGACAGGTAACACCTTTTCTTGGACTCGGTGGCTGGTTACCGATTGAAGTGAATAATGGACCTTTTGCCTTTGTATCGATCATATGCTCTTTCATATCTTGGATATCACGAAGTGAACCCCAGTACTGTATTGCATTATTCCGATATCCATGATCTCGAGTAAACGAAGCGCCAGAGCCAGTAATACGGTGGCACATATAAACATAAAACCAAGTTTTTGTATTCCATCTTTGAGTATCGTATGTATCAATGATTGATTTACGTTTACTATCGTGATGATGTTTCTTCGGCGTTTCTTTCATATACTTTAGATCTTGTAATACGTTCGAGAAGCCGGCAGCGTTACGAGTGAAGCAATCATATATGTCAATGCTCTGCATCAAATTATCATTAACGTTCGTATTTGCTTCTTGAGAGAAATACGATAAAGGACCCCAATTGCAATTCAATTGGAGCCATTTAGCTCGAGGATAATAATAGTTGACTAATACGTCAATTGCTTCTTCGTTTAATGCTTTCATTAAGATATCAATACAATTTTACAAATATGTTCAAGTCTTTCAATATGCTCATACGCTCTCCAAGGAGTTTCGTCAATAGCAACGCAGCCATGGCCTTTGATACCTACAATATCAAAACCAATATTACCTTTATTATCAAGTTGTAAATTTTCGCAACAAGCATCGCCTAAAGTAGTTGATGTAGGAGGAACATCTGGAGTACTTGGAGCAACTCGAGTATATCTTCCAAGTTCAGGGAAATCATTGACAAGATCTTCAAGTTTCAATCCTCGATGCATTGCAGCCACAATATATGTTGGATGTAAATGAACAACAACTCGAGTTTCGTGACCTTTAGGTAAAGTCTTTTGCAAATTATAATGTAGAGGTAATTCGCCGCTTGGTTTGAGATTATCACTAATATCTGTAAAAATTAGGTTTTTATCTGGATCTTGTTTATCTATTTTCTTCCACATATTTGGCTGTAAATCTGGTTTTCTTATTCCGCTTGGAGTAATCCAAAAATGATCACGGTCATAATGTGATATACTAATATTACCATCTCGAGCTGTAATGAAATTTGCATCATATGCTCGGCGCATAAGATCTGAACAGGTTTCTAACATTTATTTTCCTTTAATTTAATACATTCATTATACTAAGAATTATGTATAATGTAAATAGATTTATCCGAATAATGTATTTTGGCCCCAGTCATTTGACCTGTAGTATGGAGGAGCAATATGGAATGATGAATTACTTTCCATGTATGTCTCTGCATAAGTCTTAGGATCCATCGTATACCATTCTTTCGGTGGCATTACAATACGGCCATTTGATTCTTTGTTCAATATATCAATGAATCGATTAGTCAAATCTTTACGTTCTTGAAGCGAACCGAAGAATGGAGTCTTCTTATAAAATCCCGTTTGGGGAATACGACGCTCTTCAAATTCAACCGGAACTGGAGTGGCGTATAACGCATCTGAGCTAATAGCATCACCTTGCTTTACATATTCACGAATCAATCCTTCGATATCACTACTTTCATGGCGTAAAAGGTGATGACGAATATCAATAGAACCAAATGAGAATGTGACTTGGCCTTGCGGTATAGTATCACGCATGAGTGAACTAAGACCTTTTTTCAGTGAACCAAAAAGAGTAGCGCCATCATTACGATAGATTCTGTTATTTCTGCCAGCAAAAGCAATCGTATGAGAATCACCTACAGTGATATCTTTTACACCAATTAAATTTTGATGCTTTAAAGACGCAATTGTTTGGCAGCGTTGAGATACTTTTTCGCACCATTCTTTTGTAATATACTCACTTGTTGATTTTGCTCCAATACGCTTAGCAAGCATTTCGCCATAGTCAGGCATGTCCCAATCAAGTGAAACTATATTTTTGCATGACATAACAAGATTAATTCTTTTGAATAACTCATCATTAGCGCCACCGAACAGATTCAAAGTCCCACCAAAGTTTGCTCCATGATCGATATAAACAGTATCTGCATTCAATATTTGAGGAGTACATTTATGGTCTATTGAAGCAGAAAGTAAATCTTTCCACGCAAGAGCCCAACCAAGAGTATGCGATTTTTCAAGTTTCGGTATATTAGAAATTGGATTTGTTATGATACCCATTATATTACCTCTATATCAACTGACGCTTCTTCAAACATTTGTTTTGTTAATTCGAAAGATTTTTTCCATTTAGGACTATCTTTAACAACTGAAGCTTTACTTACCACAATATGTCTAATACCAACTTGAATGATTGCTTTTGCACATTCGTTGCAAACTGGTAAACCGTGAACAAAAAGATAAGCTCCATTCAATGCTGCTCCATTTTGAGCAGCGTTATATATTGCATTTGCTTCTGCATGAACCACATATTTTAATTTATCTTCGCGTTTTGCATATCGTTCCATATCATCAAAGACGCCACGAGGAAATCCATTATAACCTTGTGATATGACTCTACCTTTTTCACCAACAATAATAGCGCCAACTTTTGTACTTGGATCTTTTGACCAACTTGAAATTTCTTTAGCAAGTTTAAGATAGCGTTTTTTCCATTTTTTATGCATGATAGTTCTCATCTACCAAATCA